TTTTAAAGGTATGGTAGACGAGCTTCGTGACACATGGACCAAGAAACAAATGTTTCGAACAGAAACAGAGGCAAGGTTTTCTGTGTTGCAAGATAATAGATACCCAACCAAAGCCTCAAAGTATTGGCAATGTGTTAGAGAACAATCATCATACTTAGATAATCTTATGCATTTATCGTTTGACTACAGAAGAAATGAAGCAAAAATAAAATGGCTAGAAGGCAAGATAGATAAAGAAGAAGATGAATACAAAGCTACTAAATATAAAATAGATTTAGATGAAGCTAGATTTGGTAAAGCATCTATGGAAAAAGTTGCGAGACATAGAATGCGTGAAATTAAAATGTGGTCTAAATTAAAAAAAGAATTTAATGATGGGTCTTTTAATGACAAAGATGTTAATCAACACCAATTAGAATCTTATGGTAAACAATACCATGAGAAAGCAAAAACATTAAATGCAAACTCTAGTGAAGCTGAGATATTTAATGTTATGGGTCAGTTACAATCTTTACAGAGAATTAAAAAGACTGGTGAATTAGAAAGTAGTTATAAAGAAGCAGAAAGACTCACGCAACATGAAAAGCCCAAAGTTTGATTTTGTATTCTTAGGTCAATCTATTTTACGATATCAAGTACCTCTTGATGTTTTTAAAACTATTAATCATATCTATGAGGTAAATAAAAATAGATTAGATAAAGCTAATGGACAATTAGTTGGCAAGATAGAAGATGAACATTCTTTATTTTATCACGGTAAAGATCAAACAAAGATGAAAAACCACAATAAATTACCAGCAACAGTAACACATTATTTTATGGAAATGTTTAAACACTATTTAGCTTTTAATAAAATAAGAGATTATGATTTACATCTTAATTCAATATGGGTTAATGAAATGAAACAACACGAGTATAATCCTGCACATATACACAGAGGAACTTTGTTTACTGGTTTATCTAGTGTCATGATTTTAAAACTACCATCGACTTATGGTAGAGAATATTCAGCAGGACATGTACAACAAAACGGAAGACTACAAATACTAGGAGCTGCTAATGGTCAGTTTGCAAAGATAGATTATCAACCGCCAATGGACCTTAGAGACTTTTATATTTTTCCATATGATATGAGACATTGTGTTTATCCATTTAATGGAACAAATGAAACAAGAAGAACACTGGCTGCAAATTGTGATGTTGAATTTGATCCAGTAAAAAATAGAGGTGCAGCATGATAACAGAACCACGTTGGAAATCTTATATTGTACAAACAAACGGACCTTTGTTTACTCCTGAACAATGTAATAAAATTATTAAAGCTGGAAGAAGCGAACCTAAAATAAATGCAAAGGTAGGTTCGGGGTCTGGAGAAAAAGAAGGAACAATAGATACTAATATTAGAACGTCTCATATAAGTTGGATACCATTTAAAAAAATGATGGACATGTATAAAGACATAGAAAAAATGATGAAAGCAACAAACGGTAATCATTTTGGTTTTGATGGTATGACAATAAATGAAATGGCACAATACACAGAATACCCATCTGGTGGATTATATGATTGGCACGTAGATAATGATGTTAACTTTGCACATGAACCACCTGTTAGAAAAATATCTATGACTTGTTTATTATCACACGAATCAGAGTTTGAAGGCGGTGAATTAGAACTTCAAAGTGAAGGTAAATCTGCAAAACTAAAACAAGGTCAAGCTATTTTCTTTGCATCTTTTGTTAGACATAGAGTTGCACCAGTTACAAAAGGAGTTAGAAAATCTTTAGTCATGTGGTTTGGAGGGCCTCCTTTTAAATGATAAAAGCTGCATACTTTCCAACAATTATTTACGCAAAAGATGTTCAATTAGATAATAGATTATTTGAAAGAGAAGTTGTTGAATGGTCTAAAAAAAATAAGGGTATTAAAAGAACTAATATGATAGGTTGGCATAGTACAACCGACATGCATAAAATACCGGTATTTAAACCATTGGTAGATGAGTTATTTAAAATGCAGATGGAAATATACAGAGAAGAACTTTTAACTCGTGAACCAATTATAGGAAACATGTGGGCAAACATTAATCCTCCTGGTGGATACAACAGACCGCATATACATCCCAATAGTCATTTTAGTGGAGTGTATTATATTAAAGCTCCTCAAAACTCAGGTGAAATAGTTTTTAACGATCCACGATCAGCAGCTCATATGGTGATGCCCGATAGAGTAAAAGATATTAAACCACCTTCACATTTATGGCGAGAGGTGCGTGTTAATCCTTTAGAAGGTAGAATGCTAATGTTTCCGTCTTGGCTTTGGCATTGTGTTGAACCAAACGGAAGTAATGATATAAGAATATCTGTATCGTTTAATTTTATACAGAAAGGTTTTGATGTTTAAATATCAAGTAATAAAAAATGCAGTATCTTATGATCTAGCTAATTTTATATTTAATTATTTTTTACTTAAACGAGACGCTGTAGATTTTATGTATAAAAATAATATTATATATGACACTGGTATGTTTGGCACTTGGACCGATCAACAAGTTCCTAATACTTATTCACATTATGCAGATCAAGTAATGGAAACTTTACTTGTAAAAATGTTGCCAGTGATGGCAAAAGAAACAGGATTGGAACTGATACCAACTTATTCGTATGCTAGAATATATAAAAAAGGCGATATATTAAAAAGACACAAAGATAGACCTTCTTGTGAAATATCTACCACATTAAATCTTGGTGGGGATCC